GACATTTACGAGTGTGCTGATGAATGGGTTTCCAAAGGACATAAAATTTCTGGTGGTATAACTGATTACTTTCATGCATACTTCAGCAAACATGCACAACAAGAAAGCAGCTAAAAAGTTATTGAAGAGGGCAAAGAAACATCCTGAATGGTATACAGAAAAGGATATTTACTATGCTAAAATGATTAGAAAAGAGGAGAAACTAAGAAAACATGACAAAGAAAAGAGTAAATCTGATATCAGTAACACCTGATGCTGAAAAGCATATTGCTTATGTTGCTAGGGTAAGTAACCCAAAGAATCAGGACAATGAACAGTTTGCTGGTCTCTTAAAGTATTGTATTAAGCATGGTCATTGGAGTATTTTTGAGCAAGCCTTTATGACTCTAGAAATAGAAACTACAAGAGGTATTGCTGCTCAAATATTAAGGCATAGAAGTTTTACATATCAAGAGTTCTCTCAAAGATATGCTGATAGTAATCTTCTAGGACAGATTGAATTGCCAGAACTTAGAAGACAAGATACTAAAAACAGACAGAATAGTATTGATGATCTAGATCCTGAAGTAGTAGAGAAATTAAATAAACAAATGAATACCCTTTTCAGTTCTGCATTATCATTGTATAATCAGATGTTAGAGAAAGGTATAGCAAAAGAATGTGCAAGGTTTGTACTTCCACTTGCTACTCCAACTAGAATCTACATGACTGGTTCTGCACGTTCTTGGATACATTATATTGATCTAAGATCTGCACATGGAACACAGAAAGAACATATGGACATTGCTAATGAAGCGAAGTCTATCTTTGTAGAACAATTCCCATCCATAGCAGAGGCTCTGGAGTGGGAATAAATAATCTTACATATTATTATAAGTAAATGCCAACATACCCTGTTAAAAATTTAAAGACTGGTGAGGAAAAAGAACTCTCTATGTCTATGAGTAAGTATGATGAATGGAGAAAAGAGAATCCTGATTGGGATAAGGATTGGTCTAAAGGAGCGGCTGGTGTCGGAGAAGTTGGAGAATGGGCTGACAAAATGATGAAATCTCATCCAGGTTTTAATGATGTTCTTACTAGAGCATCTAAAATGCCAGGTTCTACAGTAAGACCTTTCTAATTTATATGGCAAGAAAAAAATCCAACTCAGGAATCAGTACCAACCCTAATGGTATGAGTAGTAGAGTCATGAAAAGAAAGAAACCAATCAATCTTGATTTTTTCAAAGAGATAAAACCCCTCACTCCTAATCAAGAAGCATTCTTTGATAAGTATGATGAGGATAAGAATCTTGTTGCATATGGATGCGCAGGTACTGGTAAAACATTTATCACTCTTTACAGAGCATTACTTGATGTATTGGATCCGAAAAAACCTTATGAGAAAGTATATATTGTTAGGTCACTTGTTGCTACTAGGGAGATAGGTTTTCTTCCTGGTGATCATGAAGATAAGTCTTGGCTTTATCAGATACCATACAAGCATATGGTAAAGTATATGTTTCAGATGCAAGATGATGCTGCATTTGAAATGCTTTACAGTAACTTAAAAGCACAGGGTACTATAGATTTTTGGAGTACATCTTTTATAAGAGGTACTACTTTTGATAATTCTATTCTAATTGTTGATGAGTTCCAGAATTTAAACTTCCATGAACTTGATAGTATTATTACTAGGGTTGGAGAGAATAGTAAGATAATGTTCTGTGGTGATGCATCTCAAACAGATCTTACCAAAGCTAATGAGAGGACTGGTATAGTAGACTTCATGAATATCTTGCGTAATATGGCTTCCTTTGGTATAATAGAGTTTAATGCAGATGATATTTGCAGAAGTGGTTTAGTTAAGGAGTATATCATTGCTAAACTTGAACTCGGTATGGAGCAGTAATGTTTAATCATGTTGATCTTGATCTTCCATCATTAGATAGAGAAACTATTGATGGTGTTAGGTATTATGATATTCCTGGTGAATCTAAATTAGTATCCATTACTTCTATTACCAGTTGGATTAATCGTGAAATCTTTCGTTCATGGAGAGCTAGAGTAGGTAATGAGCAAGCAGATAAAGTTACCAAGGCTGCTACCAGTCGTGGTACTGATATGCATACTCTTACAGAAAATTATCTATTGAATGAGGAACTTCCTACAGTTCAACCTCTTTCAGAAATGCTTTTCAAACAATCCAAATCTAAGTTGAATCTTATTGATAATATACATGCAATTGAGAAACCTCTTTATAGTCTTAGATTAGGAGTGGCAGGAACAGTTGATTGTATTGCTGAGTATGAAGGTGAACTTGCTGTCATAGATTTTAAGACTTCTAAGAAACCTAAACCACGTAAATGGATAGACCATTACTTTGTACAGTGTGCTGCTTATGCTTGCATGTTGTATGAGATGAAGGAAATTCCAGTTAAAAAATTTGTAATCATTATGTCTTGTGAAGACGGGGAGGTTGTGGTCTATGAAGAGCGTAATAAGGCAAAGTACATTAAATTACTCTCCGAATATATTGGAGAGTTTGTTAACTTCAAGTTACAAGAATATGGTAAAGCCTGAAGGTAAAAAAGCTAAAAAATTAGACGAGCTAATAGAAAATAAATTCTATTGTGCTAAGAGATTTACAGAAGCGATAGAAGTTATTGCTCATCAGAATAATGGCATGAGTTATGTGGATGCTATAGTATTTTTTTGTGAACAAAATAATATTGAGGTAGAATCAGTACCTAAGTTAATTACAAAACCATTGAAAGAGAAACTTAAGTGTGAAGCAATGGAATTAAATTTACTTAAGAGAACATCTCATGCTAAACTTCCTATATGATTAAGGTGGAACCATTTGAAACCTACAAAACTTATGTTGCTATGAAGACGCATTTCACCAAGAATGCGTATGATTATATTCAACATAGGTCACAAAGAATTAAAGCAAAACCAGAAACATTTTATAAGAGGAGAGATAGACATTACTTTGAGAGATTGTCCAGACAGCATAAAGATAATGAGATTGTAGATCTTTTTGTTGCTAACTTTGCTACTGATGAAGATCCTCAAAATGTTTACATGGCTAATATTGTTAAGCATGGAGAGAAAACATATACATCTTGGAAGAAAAGAATTCAATCACTCACTTATACTTTTAAGGAAGAATCTCATAAGTTGTTTGACGATCAGAAGGTAGATGATGTATTTGATTGTTCTAAAGGACATCCTATTCTATTAAAGAGTTATCTTCGCAATGATGTTTCCTTGGAAAGTATGGTTATCTATGATAGAATATTAGGGTACAGAGTTGATTTTGATAAGAAAATATCTGAGCATGATCCAGTGTGGAAGATGGTTAGTATGAAGGTAAAAAAATATTCTCCCTTCATAAATATAGATGTATTCAAGTTTAAAAAAATTCTAAAACAGATTGTTTTCCAATGAGCTTCTTTGATTCTGATATAGTAAAAGAAGAAATGAAAGTGATACAGACTTTACAAACAAAAGTCTATCATAATGTTTGGTCATTTGCTAATATGAAAAAAGAAGATCAAGTTGAGCATATTGATGACCTTGAAAAGTTATTAGATAAGCAACAGATTCTTTATAAAAGATTGAGTTTGTCTAATGATCCTAAAGCAATGGCAATGAAGAAAGACATTATGGCTAGTGCTGAAATGTTTGGGTTTCCCAAGGATGGAGATCTATCTTTAATGTTTACACAAATGAATAAAGCAATCGGTGAAATGAAAAAACAACTTGACAAGTCATAGACTTGTTGATAGAATAATTGAGTACAAACAAGCCAAATACAACCAATACGAGGTAATACTAATGGGTTTTTCAGACCTTAAGAAGCAAAGTTCTTTGGGCTCTTTAACTAGTAAGCTAGTCAAAGAAGTCGAGAAGATGAATAACACAGGTGGTAATAACACCGATGACCGTCTTTGGAAACCAGAGATGGACAAGAGTGGTAATGGTTATGCTGTTATCAGATTCCTACCTGCACCAGATGGAGAAGATCTCCCTTGGGTAAAGTTATTCTCTCACGCATTCCAAGGACCAGGTGGATGGTATATTGAGAATAGTCTAACTACAGTTGGACAGAAAGATCCTGTAGGTGATTTAAATAGATCCCTATGGAATAGTGGTAATGAATCAGATAAAGATACAGTACGTAAGCAAAAGCGTAAGTTATCTTTCTATGCTAACATCTATGTTGTAAAAGATCCTGCCAATCCTCAGAATGAGGGTGGAGTTTTCCTTTATAAGTTCGGTAAGAAGATCTTTGACAAGGTAATGGAAGCAATGCAACCAGAGTTTGAAGATGAAACACCAATTAATCCCTTTGATTTTTGGGCAGGTGCTAACTTTAAGTTGAAGTTGCAGAAGAAGGATGGTTTCTGGAACTATGATAAGTCAGAGTTCGATACTCCTAGTCCTCTTCTACAAGATGACGATGCTTTAGAAGCATTATGGAAGAAGGAACATTCATTGAGTGCCTTCACTGCTGCTGATCAGTTTAAGACTTATGATGAACTGAAGAAGCGTTTAGATTATGTTCTTGGTACTAGAGCAAAGGCTCAGGCTGCTCAACAGACTGAGTATGATGGATATGCTGCTCAGGAAACCAAGAAGGTTACTGAGGAAGAAGTCCTTAAGAAGTTAGAGACGTCTTATCAAGAGAGTAAGAATGTTTCTGCTCCTGCTGCTGCTGGTGCAGGGACAGGTGTTGAGGACGAAGAAGATCCACTAAGTTACTTTGCAAAACTTGCAGAGAGCTGAGGGAAATTCAACTTTTAATTCCAAAAATGGGGGGAAAAAATCTCCCCATTTTTTTTGTCCCTATTACTTTT